ACTCCAATCTCTTAATCCCTCCAAAGATTCTTTCCATCCTGCTGATTCCTTATTTGTGATTTCTCTTGTTGAATGATTAATGTTTATTGATCCATTTTGAGCATAAGCCACTAACAAACCACTTCCATCATAGACTTTTATGTCCGTTCCATTTAATATTGCCATTTTCTTTTATTTTTTTTATTTATAATTTATTTTCCTTTTTTTCTTTCTTTTCTTTTTTCTTAATTTCTTTTGGTTTTGGTATGCATTCCAATTCAATTAATTGTTCCAATTCGCTTTCTCTTTTGATAATCACAAATGTTCCTTTTCTGATTGTTTTGCCATGCCTTTTTGATGGCCAATCTTTTAATAATTCGTATCTCATATTTAATTATTTATCCATCCATTATCTGGATTGTTTATTATTACTAAAATTTCTTGATGATTGTATTGTTTACAATCTTTTAAAAATAATGGGGTTTCGCCACTAAATTTTAAAATTGTTTTTGTGCCATCAATTGACAACCTTAATGTTTGCAAACTTGTTTCTTCTATTTTAGAAAAATCAATATTTAATACATCCTTTATTTCATAAATTACATAATTCATTTTTTATGGTGTATTAATTACTATATCAGAACTTGTCATATTTGTCATTGTTCCATCATTGCTATTTGTACTGTCATCTGAAATTGTTGGATAAGATGATGTTCCGTTTGGATCTCCCATCCTCCAATACCCTATTAACCCAGCATGTGCCGATAAATCAGCAGGTGTTCCACTATTGTAAATTGATGTAATTTGCCCTTGTGATAATTCAATATCAAACAAAGTTGTTTCATCAATATTACCATTAATATATGATGCGTTTTGTTTTGAATATCCAATATTTAATTCTGCTGTTGTATTTTCCATTGCCACATAAGCACCATTTGATGATCTTGTTTGTGGTACTAAAGCCCCATCAATATAAATATTTAAACCATCTTCATCTGAACTACCATCATAAGTAAATGAAATGTGAATCCATGATCCAGAAGTAATTGTATTGTCCATTTTGCTTTGTATATACTTTCCTGTGCTATCATCATACAATCTAATTCGTAATTTCCCAGATGTATCTGTGATAAAATGATATTCCTTATCTGATGAATTAGATTTCGCCATAAAAGCATTTGATGTTGCAATATTTTGATAAGCCCAACATGAGAAACTAAATGGATTATCTGTAACACCATCCCCAAAAGTAAACACATCACTATCACCAACACTTAAATAATCATCAACACCATCAAAATCTAAACTATATATATTTGCCCAAACTGATTCTGTTGTGTTTATTATTCTAATTCTAAAATCCAATGCTTTACGATAAATCCCCTCATCACCACTATCATCATCAAATAAATCATTATATCCAATATATTGAATTGATTGTATTTCAACCCCTCCAAATGTGCCTTTTACCCTATCCAATGCCGTTCTTATCTTTTGTGCTAAATCTGATGCCTCTGCATAGGTTTTTGAATAACCACTAACCATTATTCCATCAACATCCAATGTTGAAACTCCATCTTTGTCATCTGTTGGGCTTTCACTATTTACATCATAAATAATAAAAGGAAATTGCGTTTTATTCCTTGCAACATTTGGGAATATTCTTGCACCAACTAATGCCGAAACATCAGCATCATTGCTTAAAATATTATATATTGCTAATCCTCCTTTCATTTTAATAACCTAATGTTCCGTATTTTTTTAATCTTCTTTCATGTATTTTTAAAGCCCTTGCAAAAATCTTTTCTGCACTTTTCATTCCATTATTCAAAACCTGCCTATGTGCTGAATCCCATGCATCACTCATCCATGGTTGGTTTTTACCTACTCCTTTCCCCCAAAACTTAACACTTCCACCATATTCAACCCATGCACCATAAAAGCCACTCTTACCTTTCCCTGTTTTTTTATCAGGTTTTGCAAATACTCCCTTTACTCTTGGGCCTACATAACCCCCCAAATATTTTCTACTCGCCTTAGTTGTAAAAAACCCAACACTTTTTGCTAATTGATCATGTCCTTCTCCTCTTAATTGTGCTGCATTTTGTTTTGCTGCCTTTTGTAATGGTTTTGAATTTTCACGCCAAAACTTAACCCAAACTTTATTTTTATCAACTTGTTTTGGTAACTGCTGAAACATTAAATTAATATCTCTTAAATTATTTTTATCAACTTCAACAGAAATTCCTTGACTTGCCATTTAATCCTTTTGTTCCGTTAATAATTCCAAAAACATTTCCCTGCCATCAATCTCGTTTATTGCTTGTATGTAATAATATTTTGTTTTGTATAAAATTCTATATGTTTCATCAACTGCATTTCCTATATTTCTAACTGTAAACACAACCTTTGAAGTTGCTGTTATTTTATCGGATTCCTCATTTTCCATTCCACCATTCCATTCAACTGCCGCCCAAACAGTTAAATAAGTATTCCAACTTAAAACTTCCTCACCATAATCATTTGTAGTTTTTACTACACTTTCCAAAGTGATTCTCCTATCTAATTCCCCAATTTGCATTATCTAATTACTTGAATTTTATATTGATCCAATAAATACTTTGCCGCCATAGGGATTTCAGTTGCTATTCTACCAACAACAACCGTTTCTCGGTTAGCATACCAATGCCCAATAGTTAGCAATGCCGCTTGTTTTATTGCCGCATCAACTTCAGCCGCTGTTGTAACCCCAACAGAATAAGTTGCTTCAACTGCATTTATTCGGCTTGATAAGGTTGGAAATGATTTGTTTGGTGATGAGCAAACTCTTGATGGCATTAATGAATTGTCTAATAAATACTCTGTTGTTGCTAAAGTTTGTAAAACATCATTTGAATCATAATATTTAATAACTAATGAATTTGATTCAACTGGACTTTTTAATAAATTATCAACTCCAGCCCATGAATCTGAAAATTGTGTAATTTTAGTTTTTAAAAAAAATCGGTTTGTGTATTCCTCACAACTACTTGTTGCCGCTCTGCCTAAATTTTTTATAAATGTATCATCAATACTAACATCAACTTTTAAATGTTCTTTTAATTCACTTAATGTAAGTAAATCAACTGTTGCTGGTGTTATAACTTTGTATGATTTCATTTTTTACTTTTTAAAAAAAGGGATGGCCGTTTAAAACCACCCCTTTCAATCAATTATTAATTAATTATGCTTCAATCAATTTTGCAAATGCTGCACCATTTTGAACTGCATCACCATCCATTAAAGATGTAACAATCATTCTTGGCTCACCTGTTGCTCCTCCTGTGTAAGGATCAAAAAGTATATCTAAACCACCGAATTGAGCAATGTGAACTTTAGTGAAATCACCACATAATGCATGTGCTTTTCCAGATGCTCCGCTTGTTGCTAAATTTCCAGTTGCAAATGCACCATAACCATTCAATTCTCTATTTGCATTATCCCAAATTGGAGAAACTGAAGAAACTTGTGCTAAACCTTTAACAGTTTTGTAAGCATCACCATCTAAAAGGTACTTCACACCATCACCTAACATAACTCCCGCATCTAATAATGCTGTTTCTAAATCAACAAAATCACCTGCTGTTACTCCTGTTGAAATAGCCGCTGCATCAGCAAAAATTGAAGCCGGTGCATTTGTTACATCTGCCGTATCTAATAAAGCATTTTCAAAAGTTGCTGCAATTGATGCTGCCATATTTCTTTGCAATGCCGCTTCTAAAGATGCATTTTGCACTAACGCTTCATTTGAAACATTAACAACAGAAATAAGTTTCTTTGGGCTTAAAGTAATTGATGAAGCCGTTCCATTTGCTGCACCTGCTGATCCACCTGCTTCCGGTACAAAGTAAGAATTTACAGCTGAAATTACTGGGAATTTCATATTATCAACTCCACTATAAAAGTTTGCACCCGCTTGAGCTAAAACTAATTGCTTTTCCAATTGATCTGTAAAGCTCATTGTAGAAGTTGCATTTACTGCCCCTGTTCCAACTGCTGCTCTTGTTAAAATCATTGATGGGATTGCCACACCTTTGAAGTTTTGCCCTGTATATCTTGCTTCAGATCTTGCTTCTTGATCCATTTCCTTAACAATTCCACTAAGATTTCCTGTGTATGCTTGGCGCATTGCTTCTTGGAAACTGAATGTTTCAACATCTTTGTCTTTCTTTGGCTCAACAATTGTTCCTGTTACTTTTGCCGCATCTCTTAAAGATTTCTCCATTTTTTCTGCTCTTTCAATTTTAGTATCTAATTCATCAACTTCCGTTAAAAAACCATCAACTTGGTTGTTTTCATCTTTCGTTAGATCTCTTTCTTCAGTAGTTGCAACATCTTTGATGCCCTCTAATGATGAAATAATATCTGAACGCATTTCTTTTAATTCTTTAGAATTTTTCATTTTGCTTTCTTTTTTTATTAATTTATTTTCTTTTTTTCAACTCAATTTGCAAAGCCAATAATGAACGCTTTACCAAATCATTTTCTTCTTGTTCTCGTTCTTGTTTTTCTTTATATACTGATAAACTCCTTTGTGCAATAACTAAATCATTTGCATCTGGATAAGCTGGATAGGTAACAGGCGAAACATCATACAACCTTGCAACCTTTGTAATTGTACGCACATCCTCACCTTCAACAGTTGCCCAACTATCATCAGCAACAGTAAATGCAAATGAACTTTGTGTAATATCTCCCCTTTCCATTGAAACTGCCAAATCTTTGCCATATGAAGTTTCTGGGATTGTAAATTCGTACTTTAAACCTGTTTCATCTGTGCTTAA